GAACGAAAACGCCTTAGAAACATTCCTTGAGAATTGGGAACGCTCAGTTGATTATCATATTGAACAGATAGATGAGGCTGCGTTGGCTGATATGGCCAGTAATCCTATTTTGTATCTCTCTACTCAAACATTCATGCTGCTCGATAGAGTTAAAGAAAAGGCTATTAAGTACACCAGCAAGATTCTTGGAGTCGTTAATAAGATAAAAAGTTTCATGCAGCGCTTTGAAGAAAAACACCCTGTCTTATATAAAGTTGGGTCTCTTGCTATAAAACTTATTGTAGTGGCGCTGACTTTTTATGCATTGAGCAGTATAATGGGAGGTTCGGAAGCGTCAGCAGGCGATTTTGTTACGCCAGGGTTTGATGATGCTACTGGAGATTATGTCGCGAATAAAGTAATAGCTTCCGAAGAAGAATTAAGGTATATAGGAAAAAACCTACAAACAATGGAAGGAGATGGGCTATCTGAACTTGGTAAGGAAATAATAAGTATAGCCGACAGTCCGCAAGACTCCGAGAGAGTAATTGATGTTGGGCGTAAAGCAGAATCAGCGATTAAAGCCTATTTAGAAATCCTTGCTGAGCAAGGGGCTGAAATCGATGAATCTGGAAATTTAGTAAAAAAAGCACAAGAAATGGTTGACAACTTGCCTGAGCTGATGCAGCCAGCTAAGTCTGGCGGTGTGACTGCTGAAATCGCCATTACCCAATTAAAATTAGCAGCTCAGGATGGGAGCAAACAAGCATTTTCTCAATTGCAACAAATTGCAAATGGTTCCCACCCCGAAGGAAAAGAATTAGCGATAAATGCTCTTAAAGCAATAGGCAAATGAAACTTCTACTTGACTTTCAGTATACAACCAGTTATACTATAGGTGATGGAAGAGCCCATCACATTATTACGCATATTCGACTTTGATGAGACAATAGCTCATACGAGGTCAGAAACACGTGTTGTAGCCCCCAATGGGTTTGAGGCAACTCTACGTGGCCAGCAAGAGTTTGAAGCCTATATGAGCGCAGCTGCGGATAACGTTGGTATAAAAACCTTCGATCCTGTTAGGGATCTGCAAGATCATGGATATAAAATTGATCTAAGTGATTTCTCGATTGTAAAAGATCCCGATGAAATAATAATCATAACGGATCTGTTAAGAGTCTTTCCTGACAATTCTAAAACCTATGTTATAACGGCAAGACGGGGAAATTCAATCGGGCCTATTATTGATTATCTCGATGAGATTGGTATTGACTCCTCCCAAATTAGAGTGATGGCAACCCAGGGTGAATCTAAGGGAGATGTGATGGTTACAATGATGAAGCAAAAGCTTATGGATGATGGAAAATCTAATATTAAAAGAATTGAATATTATGAAGACTCCGAAAAGAATATTGACGATGTGTTAAGGAAAGTTTGCGAAGCACCGGAATTAGACGAGGTCAAACCAATAGATTTTGAACTAATCATCAACAAAGTTATCAATAATGAAGGCCAGTATAATATTCAACGGATTGAATGTAATACTCCAGACTAATTAAGAACAATGGAGAATATTTAAATGACTGTTTCAAATGGTTGGGAAACCTATTCCAAGTTAGTTTTACAACAGCTAGAAACAATGTCTTCTGGAATTGAAGGTCTGAGAACCGAGTTGCAAGACGTTAAAGAACAATTAACTGAACTTAAAGCAAAAGAAGACAGGGTTCAAGATTTGAAAGCCTGGAAAGAAAAGTTCGATGAAGTGGCGTCTCCTACTCAAATGCAAGTTAAGTTTGAAGAGGTCGAAGAACTTAAAACTTTTAGAACGAAAGCAGTTACAATATTTATGGCGGTGCAAACCATGATGGGTGCAGCCATGGCCTGGTCGCAATTGTTTTAGTTTGCTTAAGCTTAAAAACGTGTTATACTAATAATATGTTAGATTTTAAAGCCGGCGATTTAATCGCATATCATTCCCACAATATTATTAAACCATTGAAAGTTGGAATAGTGATAACAGATGATATAAAGACGTTTACCGTAAAATGGATCCATTATAATCAAAGTTTTTTTATGGCAAAAGACGCGGATATTTACGAAGAGTTAAGTAATACATACCTTTTGACGACCGTACAAATTTATAGAGATTGCCGGGACACAGGTTTATCGTTATTGAACTCTATGTACTTTGATGGGAAAGAAAACCGACAGAGAGAACCGGCTCAAGCAAATAGTTAGACAAATATCTGGCAAGGTTAATGTTAACGATGAACCAGTGCCAGAAGTTGCAGTTAAAGGAACAGGTCATATAATGTGTTTTAATTCATCAAAGAGAATGTTTATACGAGTGACGCGTGGAACGAAGGCTTATATTATTGACCCAGAAATGAATAAAGAGGGAAGAATAACAATATATACTTTCAACGGTGATATAGTCGAGATAGAACCAGATGAGTTGATCAATACAGGGTTTGACTAAAGTGTTGTTTGAATTTGGATACTTTTGGAAAACTATTTTTTCTCTTTTGGTTGCTTGGACGTTCTACGGGTTTGTTGGGTTTGAGTTTACAGTTATCACATTGTTAGCACTTTTATTGTCGCATAAATTTTACAAATAAACCGTTTTAACACTCTATTTATGGCGATGGCCAAGAATAAAAAGTTTTATAGTGTTGGCGGCGTTAATGAACCCGCTAGCAAAACAAACGGATATATACTTAGATGGATTGATGAAGAAAACGAAGTTCTTCAAAAGGGTCCGTTTACATCTATAGAAAAAGCATTAACTGAACAAAATACTAAACTAATTAATGGTATCTGCTCATGGTTGGTGTTTTATGGTGATTGAAAAAAGCGTATTTGGAGATTTAACCTCTAAAGATTTTGCTATTGGTGATATAGTAGAGTGGTCTTCATGGGATAGATTTCATGAAGAGTGGAAGTTTCATTATGGTATTCTTCTAACGATCGAAAATGAAATTCGTTCTAATAGACTTGTTTCTATTTCTAGAGTAATTCCTTTAGAAGACTCTAATAGCGAATTAGAATTCTTTACAATGAGCTTACGTGTAGTGTCTCATAAAGAAGAAGTAGAAACTATTTAATGTTATGACCGATACTTTGCAACAATTAATAAAGAAATTCATGCCATTTGCACAGGAAAGATTTAGTTTTGAAGAACCGCCGCGGCTCTTTTTCAAAAACGATGAAGTTAACGCTAAAGATCCATTAGGTAAAACTGCTTATTATGATCCGGATGCGAGGTCAATAACATTATATATAACTGGACGGCATCCGAAAGATATTCTTAGATCTTTGGGTCATGAGTTAGTTCATCACAAACAGAATTGTTGCGGTATGTTTGACGATGCTGGGCCAACAAAAGATGGATATGCTCAGTCAGATCCTCATTTACGACAGATGGAAATTGAAGCAAATAGAGATGGTAGTATGTGTTTGCGCGATTTTGAAGATATGTTAAAGAAAGAAAACACTACTTATTATGAACATTTACAAAAAGGAGAAATAAGTAATATGTCTACAAAAGATTGGAAAAACAAAGAAATTTCAACCCTTCTATCAGAAGCGTGGGGATTCAAATTTAATTCTTTACAAGAATTTGATTCATTTAATGGCACCGGAGAGTTGCAAGAAGAGGGTGATGAAGTACAAGAAGAAGGTGATGAGATACAAGAAGAAGGTGCACTTGGCGCTCTCATGGGCGATGATGAAGAGGGGTGTGGTGACGTGGAAGACGATGATGAAGAGTTAGAGGAACAAACCCGCACAGATCGTCCGGATCGATCCGGTGGGCGCAATACTTCTGGTCGTCGTTTGGACGAAGAAGACGAAGAAGACGAAGAAAAAGAAAATCCATGGGCAGAAAAAAAGAAGAAGGATGAGTTAAAAGAAACTATCAAAGAGCTTCTTGGAAAATATCTAAAAGGATAAATATTACCATGACAGGTAAATCTAAAAATTGAGTTTCGAATCGAACTTAAAAAACTTAAACACAAGTTTACGCTCGATTTATTATGGCTTCAACACATGGGGGATGCAGAAGTGTCTTTAAATTCAAATTGGCAAGACTTTTTATGTGAGAGTCTTGATGAAAAAACAATATTCACTTATATACAGGGTTTAGAAGAGGTTATTTCTAACCTTAAACCTCGTTCTATGGCTGAAAAGCGTAGAACTACATTAGCTAAGCAACATTTACGTGAGGTTAAGCGGCATGCCAGACGCATGATGAATGAAAATGATATGTTACTAGAAAAACTTAATATATTGGAAGAAAGTGTAGGAGATAAATAATGGGTAGTGCTAACACACACTTAACCCACCTCGAAGAGTTAGTTCTTACTCAAGGCGAGAGAGGATATGAAATGGCCCGGGCATTTTTGCTTGAGCTTTTAGAAACCCTTAAGGGTAATTCTAACTCACATGTTCAAACATCAGTTAAATGGGATGGGGCGCCGGCGATGTTTGTCGGAATTAACCCAGAAAATGGTAAGTTTTTTGTGGGAACTAAATCGATATTTAATAAAATTCCTAAAATTAATTATACTGAAGAAGATATCATTGAGAACCATGGGCATGCGCCTGGACTCGTTGATAAACTGACAAAAGCACTTAAATATTTACCCTCTCTTGGAATCAAGAACATTCTACAGGGCGATTTTATGTTTGATGATGAAATGCTTGATGTGGTTGATATTGATGGTGAGCCTCATTATCGTTTCAAACCAAACACGATCGTTTATGCCGTTCCAGTTAATTCTGATCTTGGTAAAGAGATCGGCCAATCAAAATTTGGGATTGTATTCCATACAACATACGATAGTTTAGACAGTGGAGCTAGCTTTGGCGCCGATGTCAGTGGACTTAGAAGGGTTCCGGGGATTTGGTTTGACGATGCTTTTTTTACAGATGATACTGGTACTGTGACCCTCACCGAAAATGAAGAGCGCAAAGTTATTAGTTTAGTTGAGCAAGCGGATTCGGTTAATGGGAAGATAGATTATAATAATCTACCATCCGATTTTTTAAATATTTATATTAACAGTGAAATTAAAACCGGACAGTTTTTAGAAAGTCCAGAAGCTTCATTCGTTGGTTTTAAGGACTGGTATTCAGGGCGTATTGAAAAGAGAATTAGCGGTTTAAAGAGCGAGAAGGGTCGGGTAAGAGCGAACGAAAAGGGCAAACAAGATTTACAGTTATTTGACGGTAAGAGAGAAGACATCCTTAACCTTTTTCGAGTATCCAGACTTTTGTTTGAAGCCAAAAATGTCTTCATTGAAAAATATAACAATGCTGTTTATAATACAAAACATTTTGTTGATGATGGCTCGGGTGATTTAATTGTTACCAACCCAGAAGGGTATGTTGCGGTAGATCACGAGGGAAACGGTGTTAAATTTGTAGATCGCTTGGAGTTTAGTCGAGCTAACTTCATGATAGATAAATCTGCTAAGTTTACACAAGAGTCTATGAAACGATCACCATTGGATGGCCATCAGATGTTTACTATTCAGGTTTCGAAAGATAAGCAAATATCAAAGACTTTGAAAGAATGGACTAAAGAAATAAAGATTAATAATCATATATACCAGAAACTCCCTCAGTTGGTTTATAAGGACGTTTTGGCCGGTACCCCCATCGTAGATATAGTTCTACAAGAAAACGCGGAGAAGACCGTATACAACGCAGTTATTGGGTATATAAGTGAGTCGCTATCGGATATGGATCAAGAATACGACGATGAGTGGAATGAGTTCCGACATTACGCCGATCAAGATTTAGGGTTACCACCAGAAGACGAAGATGAAGATCCAGTCGTAGACATTGACTTTGATGATGAACCTACAACTTGGGCTATCGTTCCGGGTGCGTTTAAACCACCACATAAGGGGCACGCTGATATGGTACGCAGATATGCTACCGGAGACGGTGTCCCAAAGGCTGATAAAGTAATAGTTGTTATATCTGCGCCTATGAATGCGCAACGACAGTTAAGAGATGGGACTACTATCAACGAAGATCATGCAATCGAGTTTTGGAAAGAATTGTTTCCAGAGGTAGCTAATCTTCCTAATGTAGAGTTTGAGATAGCATCTAAAGAAATGAGATCACCAATCACTGTGGCATATGAATATATCAGTGAAAGATCTCCATTGCCTCTTAAAGACGGTGACAGAGTTATCTTAGGTGCTAGTGATAAACCAGATACGGCTGACAGACCAGACTGGGCCCGGTGGGATAGTGTCAATGACGAAAAACATGTAAAACACGGTATCGAGTTATTGCGTGGTGAAGAATATGCTGTGCCGGCTTTAGGTCGTGAAGGTGGAGGTAGCTTTAGTGCCTCAATCGCACGTGACTTAATTTCTGATTTAGTAGACAACCCCTCTAATAAAGAGGCATATGATGACCTAAGTGATTTTGTGCCGGCAAATAGAATCGGATATCTTTTTGATACTCTTGATAAACCTAGGCCTATTTTTGTCGATAAAGATTTAGAAGAAACAAGTGTAATGGGCGGTGGTGGTATGGCAGCCCCAATGACACGTGGACCGGAAGAAGATGAAGCCACCATTATCAGACACGAAAATATAGATTTAAATACCATTGATGAAGTAATGAGACTAATTATGGAAAAGGGAATTATGAGATGAATAAAAAAGAGAATATCCTTAGAGGAAATATAAGACAGATGATCCGATATGTCAAGCAGAAAAAGAGCAATAATGAAAATGTTCTTAGAGAAGTGATCCGAGGGTTTTTAGATATTGAACTGGAAAGTTTATTGGAGGGTGGTACACCAGACGTTGATCCCTCGCCTAATAAATCTACCGGCATTAATGTTTTAGAAGAACTCCTAAAGAAAATTGTGCCGGTGTTGGAAACGGATTATAAGTCCC